GACAGTTACAGAGTGTAACGCTATCTTGATTCATTCACCCACATCCTCTATAATAAGAGTATGAAAAACATCTTTCTTACTAACGCCGCCGCCCGTAAAGATCCAGCAGTGATCGCAGCGATGGCAGCAATCCTAGAACGCATTGAGCGTACTGGTACGGATGAACTTCCAATTCCTGGTTGCCAACCTCACACAGTAGAGGTCAGTCCAGTCAATTTCTTACAAGATGTCATGGACGACTTAGGCGATCCACGGTTCTAACAGTCTAACACACCCTGTCCGATATGACAGGGTTTTTTGTTGGGTGCGGTGCGTGGGGGTTCGCCGAGTGGGACTCCTAACCATTTGAAAGTCTACAAAAGTATCCCAACGAGATATAAATATTTCTGCGAAATTGAATATTCAAAACCTTGATTTTGAAAAAAATTTTCCAGCAAAAATTTGCCCTAAAAACCTGAGTATGATATAATGGAACAAACAAAAGATGAAATCGCACATCAGCAACTCTTGGAGAATCCGAAGTATGCTGTACACGTGCATGATAGTCAAATTAAACGGATATCCGAAGTACTTGAAGAACTTGCAAGTAGAGTAATAGCACTTGAAGACAAACTAATAGACTTGGATTTAAACGTAAGATTCAGTAAAACACCATCCCCCGATGGTCCGCCCGAACCACCTTCAGGAAAAGACTATGGAACAACAACGTAATATGGAAGACATCTTAGATAACTTTGAAGAATTCTGTGATAACTTTGAGTTCTCAGCAGCAAAACGATTTTCAGGAATAGATAATGACTCAAGAGAACCAATTAACAATGCAGAAGTGCAACGAGTTACTCCAACAGTTGTCAGAGAAGTTGACGATGGTGGAACAGAGGGTGTCAAATTTAGAGTACCCCCAATTGATGTACAAGCGTCCGAAATCACAGAGTCATGAAGAGATTGCTGAGACACTTGACTATCTACATAATTCAGTAGAGGAGTTGAAGAAATGGCAGTCCCAGGACCAATAGCAACATCTGGTAGTCCAGTAGCAACAGGACACCTATGTGCAGTTACCACTACACTCAATCCAGTAACATGTTCATTAGATGTTATGGCAGGTGCTAAAGGTAATCCTATTGACGTTGGTAAGAATGTTGCTATGATGGGATCAACGACAGTACCACATCTGGCAGGTGTACCTCCAGTATGTGTTGCACATATTGCACCAGTTACCACAGGTATTCCAACTGTTTTAGTTAACAAGAAACCTGTGGCAGTAAGTGGAAGTTTATGCGACTTGGGTACGATCACTGGTGGAATACCCTCTGTGATTGTTGGTACGAATGTATCAGGATTGTAAGGAATTGTTTCAATATCATGATATTAATATTATAATGCCCCCGTGACACATATATAATACACTATATTATTTGAATTTAATTCATGGCTATTATGACTGATGGGAATTACATTCCTGCAAAACCTAAGACAACTCGTCAAGGGATGTCAAAGAATACGAAGCTTAGTGCGACAGCACGAAACGGGCGTAAGAAAAGATACCGAGGACAAGGGAGATGACTAAGACCTCTCCAAACCCCGACTCCGACCCGAACGCCGAAGACTCCGAGATGATTACTGTATTTGGAAATGAAAAGTTTAAGCAAGTTATAAAGTTTGGTATACCTATACCAGACTATTATATTGCTGAAGATGGTACTCCTTTAAGTACTAGAACTAAAGCTGGGAAAATTCTTAAGAAATCCCCCCGATCAAAAGGAACGGATCATAAGAAAAATACCCATGTGTATCCCCGAATGAACTGTACTGTTGCTGAAGATTGGGGTCCAGATCACTTCCAATACTATAAAGATAATCAAGGTGCTAGACATATTACTGTAGACCTCCATAGAGCAGTCATGGATGTTTGGAGACCTATTGATAAGTATCCACCTGATCGTTTAGCAGCTGATTGGGATAAAGCACCTGAATCTTTTAAGCAATGGGTAAGAGAAACAGTTGTAGTTGATCACATAGATGACGATACAATGAATTGCGATGTTACAAATCTTAGATACTGTACACCTAGACAGAATTCTCCTAAGATTAAACAAGCAGAAATGAAACAACAAAATCACGATGGATCTGGGTGGATTATTCATAAAAAAGAAGATGATGAAAACAGACAAAAGCGATGACTTCATTAAGTCTGGTAAAAGACTTATAACTGATCAAGACTCAGATAAAATTCTATCTGATATCTCTAAACATAATGTAACTAAAAATAATGCTAGAATTTCAACACAGGACAGCGAATCTATTTCCGACCTTTCTGGTTGAGTTTAAATTAGAAGATTGCGAATCGTTTAATAAATCCGTAGCAGAGTATCTCTATGCGGAAAGAGAAAAGAATCCAAACCCAGAGAACAACTATTCTGCGAATGGACCCCATGCATGGCACTCTAATAAGAATTTACACCTTCAAGATGAACAATGGTCTATAGACTTATATAATCTTATTATTAATAGTTCATCAGTGTATGCTAATAAGCAAGAGATTCCAAAAACTGCTTATATTGAGTGTTGGGGTATGATCTTACCATATGCTTGTTATTCAAACTACCATACTCATCCTGCATGTAATATTAGTGGAACATATTGGGTACAAGTACCAAAAGAAATGGTAGGTGTGGAAGAAAAGGATGGGGATACAATAGGAGGAAGGTTCTGTGTACCTGATCCTAGAAGTGGTGCTTCAGCAGGATTGGATGTCCTACCAACATTTGCTAAAGTACCTGTACCTGGTCATGGTCTAACATTTGGTAGTTGGATGCCACACTGGGTTGAGAGTCATTATTTTGAAGAAGATAGAATTGCATTATCATGGAATGTTACATTGGGTCAAGACATAGGAGATGTTAAACAACCAGAAAATCATTCTAATAGAAGAGTCAAGAAAATCATTACACCTCCAACAACTCCGCAGAAAATAATTTTATAATCGCTAAATACTACTGACTTTGTATATTGTCGGTAGATGACGACCAAGTTGTCCTTTAAGGATATTAATATTACATTTAAAAAGCATCCCGTTACTAATGACTTAGTTGTTAGTAGGGATGCTTCTGCTATTAAGCAAGCATTAACTAATTTATTGCTTACTAATAAAGGAGAACGTCTATTTAACCCAAGATACGGATCAAATATAAGAAACTATCTATTTGAACCACTAGACTATGGTACTGCAGCTCAAATACGTACAAATATTGTTTACACTATAAACAAATTTGAACCAAGAGTAGATTTGGAGAATATTGATGTATTTCCAAATTTTGATGATAATGGCTTTGAAGTTGAAATGGTTTATACTATAGATGGTTTAGATACTCCACCTACTGCTGTAGAATTCTTCCTTGCAAGGACTCGCTGATGCCATATACTCAACTAAACAATTTAGATTTTATTGATATCAAAACGACTCTCACAGAATATATGAGAGCACAAACTGATTTCACTGACTATGACTTTGAAGGGTCTGCAATAAGTCAAATCCTTGATGTGATGGCGTATAACACGTATTACACCGCCTTCAATACGAATATGGTGGTCAATGAGTTATTCCTTGACTCAGCGACTCTCAGAGATAATGTAGTATCATTAGCAAAGCAGTTGGGGTACTCTCCTAAGTCTGTTACTGCACCTACTGCTAGTATTGATTTAGAATTGACATTCACTCAATCTGCACCAGCATCTGTTGTTTATAAAGCTGGTAGTGGGTTTATAACAAATTATGATGATACTTTATATCGTTATGTTTTAAATGAAGACTATGAAGTAGTTGTTGATAATAAAGTCGCTTCATTTACTGATATGAAAGTATATGAAGGATCTTTGATGAGAATGAGGTCATCAGTTGATCTATCAATAAAACAGAAATTCCTTATTGATAATTCTTCAGTTGATACTAATACAATACAAGTAAAGGTATACCCCACTGCATCTTCTATTGTTTTTGATACCTATAAAGTATCTAATAATATATTAGATGTTGGTGCTGATGATAAGGTATTTTTTATTAATGAACAAGAAGATGAGAATTACGAGATCTTCTTTGGTGACGGTGTTTTGGGAAGAAAATTAGAAGATGGTGAGGTAGTTGAAATAAGTTACATTATAACAAATGGTGATGCTACTAATGGAGCAAATCTGTTCAAGTTTAATGGAATATTACAAGATGAGAATGGTAATGTAATACAGCAACCATTTGCTAATTCTAATTTAGTTACTAAGTCTATTGCTTCTGGTGGAGCACAAATAGAAAGTATTGATAAGATTAAATATAATGCTCCTAAGTACTTTGGTTCACAGAATAGAGCAGTTACTGCAAATGATTATAAAGCAATTGTTAGAAACATATATCCATCAATAAGTGATATTATTGTATTTGGTGGAGAGGAACAAGAACCACCTGCATATGGTAAAGTCTTTCTTTCTGTAAAACCTACTGAAGCAGCAAGCTTGTCTTCTTATACAAAGAATCAATTGGTTAAAGAGTTGAAACAATATACTGTTGCTTCAATTAAACCAGAATTTATTAACCCATCAGTTTTATATGTTGAATTGAATAGTAAAATATATTACGATGGTAATAAAACAAAATTAATAGAACAAGAAGTTGCTGCTAAAGCTGCAACAGGAATAACAGAATACCTTAAAACTTCTAATACAGAGAAATTTAACGGAAAGTTTAGGTATAGTAAATTTATTAGTGTCATTGATAATTCTAATACTTTTATTAATTCAAATGATACTGATCTTACTATGAGGAAAGATTTTATAGCACAGATAAATTCATCCTCATATTATGAAGTATGTTTTCAAAATCCATTCTATAACGATTGTGATAATTCTGTCGTTCATTCCACTGGGATGACTGTATTTGAATATCCAGAATATACATCATATCTAGAAGATAGAGATGGTAAAATAGTCCTATATAGACTAGATTCCACATCTAGTGAAAAAATCTTATTGAATGATTCTGTGGGAACAGTTGATTATGATAAAGGTGAAGTTCAATTATATGACTTTACTATTTTAAAAGGTACTTATTCTGATAATCGTATTGAGTTACGTGTTAAACCTGCTAATAAGGATATTGAAGTTAAACGTGAGGCGTATCTAGATGTAGATGTGTCAAAGAGTAAATTTATTGCATATAAAGAGTGATAAAGACTGCAAATAAGATCTCATTTTTAATTGAGTCTCAATTACCAGATTTCATAAACGAAGAGTATGAACTTTTTAGTAAGTTTATACAAAAGTATTATGAGCAGTTAGAGATTCAAGGACAACCTTTGGATATTATTAGTAATATCCAGAATTATCATAATATTGATTTTTACGAAAATGATATATTAAAACAGTCAACTAAATTGGTTGGAGTACTTAGTGATGCAGATCCTTTAATTATTGTAGAAGATGCTACTTCATTCCCAGAGCAAGGTGGATATATTAAGATAGATGATGAGATATGTTTTTATGCTAGTAGAACAGAGACGCAGTTTTTAGATGTAAGTCGTGGTGTAAGTGGTAATACGACTTTAGGAGATTTATATAATAAGAGTAATTTTGTAACAACACAGGCTTCAACTCATTTAAATGGAAGTACTGTACAGAATATTAGTAACTTATTTTTATATTCTATTATAAAAAGTTTTGAGAAACAATATCTTGCAGATTTTCCCGAAGCATATTTGAAGGAAGAGATTGATAAGAGAACTTTAATAAAAAATATAACGAGTTTCTATCAATCAAAAGGTACTGACAATTCAATTAAATTCTTATTTAAGTGTTTAATTAAAGATGATCCAAATCCTTCTGTTTCATATCCTAGAGATTTCACAGTTAAGTCTTCTGATTCTAATTGGATCAATAACTATTCTCTCAAGGTAAAAATTGTAAATGGTAATCCTACTGATTTAATAGGTAAAAGGATAGTTCAATCTACTGGTACACACGCTTCTGCTATAGTTGATAATGTTAGATATTGTGGAGAATTTGATGGTGATGATTTACATGAAATAATTCTTGCAGAAGAATCTGTAAATGGATATTTTTCTATTGCTGCAAAGACAAAATTAACACAGGATGTCACGGGATTAGATACTGTTGGCAATAGAGTAAATGTATTCTCTACTCTTGGTTGGGATAAAGAAGGAGAATTTTATATTGGTGGTGAAACATTTACATATAAGGAGAAGAATGTAAATCAATTTGTTATATCTAATAGAACATCTAATGGTATTCATTCAAATGGAACTATTGTAACATATGGACATACTGTATCTGGTTCCAATGTAAGTCTATTAGTCTATGGTGTTTTCTATGGAGTTGAAAACTCTGATAGTGTACCATATTCAAACATTGGTGATAAGATTGATATATCAGAACCAGGATTCACCACTGATGACACAAGAATATTTGATTCACAAAATAATAATAGATGGCAATTGTATGGTATTTCACCTGCTGTTCCTGAATTAAATTCTAATGTTTCAGCAATATATGCTGATGATGATTCTTATTATATTGCATCTTCAGGTTGGCCTTCTCATGTTATAGGAGCAGGTATATCAACAGATGGAACTGATCAAAGACATTTAAAGATTCTTAGAAAAAATCCAATCACTACAACTGAGTCTTATGAGACTAAGTATAGAGATATTGGTATTGCTACTAATGGAATCCCATTCCTAAGTTATAAGGATGAGGATGTTATTTATAGTGGAGAATTACAAAATATTACTGTAAACACTAGAGGTACTGGTTACGATAGTGCTCCTTTTGTATTGGTAAACAGTACTCCTAATATTGCACGTGCAAAACTTGCTGGACAAGTTGTTGAATCTGTAATAGTTGATGTTCCTGGTAGTTATGATGCTACTCCAACAGTAGAAATTGTATCTGGTAGAAATGCTAAAGTTACTGCTGTTGTTACTAATGGAGAAATAACTAGTCTTACTATTGATGATCCTGGTGAGTATTATTCACATGCACCTACTGTTATTATAGCAGATAAAGTAGGTAAAGGTAGATATGCAAAGTATAATGCAGAAGTTTCTACTTCTGGTCAAATTACTGGATTTACAAAAGTAACTGGTGGAACTCTTTACACAACTGGTAATATTGTAGTTGATATTATTCCTAATGGATTTGGTTCTACTGCAACTGCATCTATAAAAGAATGGAGAAAGGATAGGTATTATAAGAACAAGATTACCAATTCAAATTTAGATTTTGATAACGGATATAAGTTTGATAATATTGTTTCTTCTAAAGGACATGGATATGCTTACTATGCTTCTCCTTCAACATTAAGGGCAAACGATAATGGAGCACAGCACTCACCTATTCTAGGGTTTGCATATGATGGAAACCCCATATATGGTGCTTATAGTCATACAGATCCATTAGATGCAAGTAGTAATATTGTAAGGATGGTTTCTAGTTATTCCTTGAATTTATCAAGATTAAATGGACCATCAGAAGATGCTGCTAATCCTTTAGGTTCTTTTATTAATGATTATACTTATATTACTGGATATGGAACATTAGATCAAAACAATGGTCGTTTTTGTGTTACACCAGAATTTCCTGATGGAACATATGCATATTTTGTTACTGTTAATAGCTCAAACCAACCTGCATTTCCATACATCATTGGTCAGAATTATTATTCATTACCTGTAGATTCAAATTACAATTCAGAAATTTCTCAAGATGATGTACCAGTCAAAGCTTCTAGATTAAGAACTGGTGGTATTGATAAGAATGGAGATTTAACAACTGCTCAAATTGCCGAAGTAACTAGAGGAACTGTATCATCTGCTACAATTGTTAGTAGTGGATCTAATTTTTCTGTTGGTAATGAATTAGTTATTGAAAATAGTGATGGTGAAGGATCTGGTGCTGCTGGTGAAGTTTCCTTTGTTAAAGGAAAATCAGTATCATCATTACAATCACAATCATCTAAGGTGCTTCATTTTGATCTTAGTAACATTGGATATCTTTTTGCTGGAGATACGATTACACAAGCAAATACTGGTGCTACAGGAATATTGATTGGTGATGTTGTATCTGCTAAAAAATTAGTACTAAAGAACGTAACAGGAACATTTAATAGTACAGATGTACTATCTTCTACTACAGAAGTTATTTCCTTAATATTAGATAAGAGTTCTTCTTATACCAAAGGAGCTATAGTAGTATTAGAAGATGGTATAGCTCTTGAACCTGTTGCTAGAGGAGAAGTTTTAGAATCAACAACAAATAAGAATAGTGTAAAATTGAAAGTTACAAAAACAGGGTTTATTCCTTCTAATACTTTGTTTTTATCAAGCGAGAATTTAAATGATACTACTGGATCTAAGATATTTTCTATTGTACAATTAAGTTCAAATCTATCAATATTTAATATAACAGATAATGTAGCTTTACTTACTACTTCTGCATCACATGGTGTTAATATTGAAGAAGATGTAGTTGTTGACATTAATCCAGATGATAATTTAACAACCACTACTTATTATGTACGTAGTAGAATATATCAAGAAGTAACGCTCAAGAACCCAGTCATAGCAAGGGTTCTCAGTGATACAGGAATTGGAAGATCTGAAATTCTCAACAGTGGTGCAAATTATACAAATGATGTTTATGATGATATCGCATTATCTGGTGGAACAGGTAATGGTGCTAAAGCAACAATCACAGTTGAGAACAATCTTGTAACAAAAGTAGAGATAACTGAAAAGGGTACTGGTTATGAGAAATTTGATCTTCTTACTGTAGGAGATACAGATTTAGGTAAGACTGATACAAGTCAACCAAGGTTAGCAGTTCGTGTTGATCATGTTGGATTCTCAGTTGAGAATTCCAAATTAAATCTTGATAGTGCTCTAGATATCAAAATTAACGATCATCTCATAATAGGTGATGAGATTGTTAAGGTAGAAGGTATTACACAAAACACTGTTATAGTTCAAAGAGGATCTAATAAAAAAGATCATTTTGATGGTGCTACTGTTGAGATATATGATGCAGGATATAATCTTTCTAATGGTTATAAAATTAATACTACTGGAATTGTCAGTGAAGATGTTAATAATGCAATAGTTTTATCATATGATTCATCATCACAAAAAGTAGTTTTTGTTTATGATTACAATCAATCATTAACAAGTATTGATTCTCTATCATTAACATCTGTATTTTTTGATGAAAGTACTCCATCTACTAGATTGGTAGAAGTTCAAAGTTATTCTAGTCCACAAGTATATTTTGAGTTTTCCACAGATGGAACTACCTTTACAAGAAATCCTATAATTGATATTAAAAAGTATTACAAATATAATTTTGATGTATCACATACATCAATGATAGGTAAGAAATTTAATATTTCTCCTAGTATTAATTTAAATATATCCACTCCTGAAGTAAATGATTCTAATAATATAGTTGACTTTAAGTTGGGATTTGGATCAAGAACAGCATTAAACACTTATACTAAAAAGCAAGAAATATATTATAGTAAGTATTACTATTATGATGAGAATAATCTTATTTCCAATGAAGGATCTTATCTTAAGATAATAGAAGATCCTTTACAAGGATCTAAAAAATCTCTATATGTTACATCTACTGATATAGTATATTCAACTGGTATAAAAGCACCTCATGATGGTAGTGGAACTATTTCATATATTACAAATTCTCCGTTTGCAGTAGGTGAAATAAGTTCAATTAATATTACTAATATTGGTATTGATTATAATAAAATTCCAATAGTAACTGGTATCTATGATAATACTAATACTATTAATAAAGATGTAAAATGTTATCTTAATAGTAATGATATTGGTATTCCAACTAGTATAAAAATTCTTAGTAATGGTGGATCATATCACAATGATTCTTCATTACAATCTACGTTTAGATCTAATTATGTTTTCATAGTATCTGAATTTAATAAAGATGCTTTTGATGTTGGTGAGACTGTGGTACAGACATCAGGATCGGTTGAAACTGCAAGAGGAAAAGTTAGTTCTTGGAGAGAGGGATCTAACATTTTACTTATTGATAATATAACAGGTATTTTTAGGAAAGGTTTACCTATTGTTGGTATTGCTAACAGAAATGTTGCAATGTTAGATGATATTAAGTTTACTGAATTTACTCCTATTATTAAAACTTATTCTGATAATCTTGGTTACTATGAATCTGATTATGGTAAAATAAGTGATGCAAATCAAAAAATACATGATTCATATTATTATCAAGATTATTCATACTTAGTTAAATCAAAAACTCCTATTGAAAATTGGAGATCTTTAATTAAAGAGACCACTCATCCAGCAGGGTTCCAGTTATTTGGTGAAGTATTAATTGAATCTTCTGGTCAGTCAACAATGCCAGGTAATACTAGTGTTAGTAGAGTTAGTATTATACAAGCATGGAATCCAGAAAATAATAAAATTACAGTACAGAGTACTAAGAGACAGATTACTCAAAATATTGTAATGATGAAGAACCTTAATGTTGAAAAGGGAGTTGGTTCTATATCTCTTGATACTGCGAGTGTTTCTGAAATCAGTACTGGTAATGTATTTTTAGATTCTGATTTTAATGGATCTCTTACAAACAAAGGTAATCTAGAAGGAAGAACAACATTTACATTAAAAGACAAGAAAGGTAATGTATTAAAACCTTATAATGAACAATCCTTAATTATTACTTTGGATGGTATATTACAAGAACCTGGTGTTTCTTATACTATTTCTGGAGATCAAATAACTTTTGCACAACCACCATTAGGTGTAAGCTTTAAGAACCAACAAGAAATACCTGGTGTTACTTTTTATGGAAAGATATTTGAATTTAAGAATGATACTTTAAATGCAAAATATCTTAAAAAAGTTAGAAATATTTTCCAAAGAACTGGAACATGGATAGATGCTGCTAATCAGCTTGAGATGAATAGAACATTTATTCAAGAAGAGACTCTTGGGTATATTAAAAATAAGTATCCAGTGTTATCTTGGGGATCTTTACAATCTAAGTGTATAAGAGATATAGGATTGTTTATTGATGCTATAGCACATGATTTAAGATTTGGTGGAAATGAGAAAACAATTTTAGCTGCTGAATCTTATTTTACAAATGAGACTTTGACATCTTTAATAGGAGATGCAGTTTTAGTTGATCCTAATGATCCTAATAATAAAGATACTATATCTGAATTAGAAGCAACTATAGAAGCGTTGAGTTACATGACTCGTCTTTCTAAGTTAGCAATGAGGAACTGGGATTATATTGATCGTCAGGTTTCTTGGACTCCTGGTACTAATCAAGTTACTATTAGTGATACAAATAATATTGCTTTGGGTATGAGAGTTAGTGCTGGAAGAGCATTTCCTGAAGAAGCAAGAGTTATTCAGATTGTTGATGGTAGAAATATTAGAATTGGTAGAAAACTTTCTGATACAGAAGTAGAGAATATAAACTCTCTTCCTCTTTCAGAGACATCAGTAAATATTATTTCTGATAATACTACTATTGATAGTAATACAAATACAGTTAGTTCTATAACTCAAATTGGAGAAGATTTGTATTTTCGTATTGGAACATCATTTTATTATGCTTTAACACCAGCTGATTCTGTATTACCTTCAGATAATGCTCAGATGATATTCTCATTTAGTCCTCTTAATAATGGTACTTATTATGATGCATCATTATTGATTGAGATGAATAAGTCTGATATTATTACTTCTTCTGTCAGTGCTGTTAATACCAAATATCCATCTCATGCTGCTACAGGTTATACTGCTAAATGTGAGAGAGATCTTGGATATTTAATTGATGCTGTTATATATTCTTTACGTTATGGTGGAAATGAGAAGTTGGTCAAATTTGGAAGAAGTTTCTTTATCGGAAATGATTTGACTCATTTATATGGTGAGTTGCCAGAATCTTTATATGCTTTCAATCAAGCAAGAGATTTTATGATAAAAGCAATGAGGAATCAAGGTGCTGTTACCGATACTTCAATTCGTATTGATACTCAGATTCCTTTATGTGCTCAAATTGAAAGTGCATTAGTAACATATATTTCTAGTGTTGAAGTTATTCTTGAGAGAGGAGTTAATGCTGTTGAATTAGTAAGACAAAATCCTAATGATAGTGGATATTGGTCAAATACTAAATCTTATACAAATATCAATATATTACCAGATCCAAAACTTGTTAATGGAGTATTGAAAGAGTGTGAAGATGTTTCTTCTGCATTAGATTCCTTATATGAAAATGCAAGACAAACATTGAATATTGGAGTTGGATCATCTGAAATATCTAAACCAGATTATATTAATAATGAAAATAATGTCTTTGAGTTATATTATACTGATGGAACTGCTGTTGATACTGAAGTCAACGAAGATCTATTTGTAGCATTAAGTGGTGTTTTACAACATACATCTGCTTATTATATTGATAGAACTAATGTACCAAATAAAATTGTTTTTGATGCACCACCTATTTGGGATCAGAATGATAATACAAAAACAGTTTATGAACCACTAGCTGTTGAAAAATTCTTTGCTCATGGAGTTGGTGCTTACCTTAGATGTACTATTGATACTAGTGATACTAGGGGATCCAACGGTCCTTTCTTAATTCTTGATTCTAAAGATCAATCTAAGATCATTAGTAGTCCAGAGTTTGCTTTAGTTTTCATAGATGGTGTTTTACAAAGAGAAAAAGATTCATATACCATAAATGGACCAACTATAACATTTACACGAAACCTTTATAGGGGTAATAATGTTGATATACTTGTTCTTTATGGAAGAGATTTAGATTCATCAATAAGTCTTTATGATTTTGAGTCTAATGAGTATTACAATGAGATTGTATTAACTTGTGATGCTGGATCTAATAATGATTTTGCTGCTTGGAAGAAATGGTTTGGATTATCACATGATGATCATCAAGTAGCATATCAAAAGATATCTGGCAAGAAGGTTTTTATAGGTAATGTAAAGACATATACTACAACTAATCAAAAGTTAATTATTACTCTTGCTGGAAATAATCCTGATATGGATGGATCATCAGTATTCTTCTCTGGCACAGACAATTTCTTTGGTGCTGAAGATTTTAATGATGAATACGAACTAACAGGAACAACTAATAATGTTTCTGTAGTAAGAAACGGATATGATAACTATAGAATGCAGAGAAACTCTGCTAGATGGTTATACGGAAGTAAGAGAGCAGATGAGTCTTTCTATGAAAAGCATAGAGGTAGTGCTAACTTAAGTGCTGGAGATTCTGTTAAAATTCATGGTGAAAATGACTATAGAACTATAAAAGAACTTCCTCAGTATGTAAGTCCTAAAACTTACAATGATGGTGATGAAGTATCAAATAGTTTCTTTGGATCTTGCTTCGCTACAAATTATTCTGGAGACAGAAGAGGAGAGGGTCTTACAGTTACATGTCAAGTAAGTGGTGGAAAAGTTTCTTCTATTACTTGGAATAAAACTACTTATAATGCACAGAATCAAGTTGAAAAACGTAGTGATGCCAAGGGATATGATACTACTCCTATATTACATTTTATTCCTACTAATCAGAAAGGAGGAGGAGCAAAAGCTGAGGTTCTTGTATGTGACGGCGAAATTGTTGATATAGTATTAACAAATTCTGGTTCTGGTTATACTACTGCTCCAACAGTTGTTACTGCAAGACAATATGATATTATCAAACAACGTGGAAGAAAGATTGATAGTCTAATTAATATTAGGGTAGAAACTGAATTACTATACAACACTTTTCCTGGAACTATTATTCCTGTTGATATTACTCCTATTAGAGGAACTGATCCTGTTTCTCCAATTCCGCTTGATCCAAATCTTCCTGGTGATAAAGATCCAGACGGATATGTACGTTCTTCCTTAACATCTGCTAATCATATTCAAATTACTGAATTTATTAATAGAAGACTGGATGTACCTTCTCCTAAAGGTAAAACACTTGAAGTTAATAGGTATTTCCCAACAGTAGTTGATTCTGTAAGACTTCCAGATATATCACACACATCACAAGGAACAAGTATTTTAGAACTTGGTGCTTATGATGCACGTATGTTTAAACCTTTTGTTTGGATAACCGCAAAGGGTATTATAACAGTACCACCTGGTCCTGGACCTGGTCCTGGACCTGGTTTTCCTCCTGGATATCCAGGAAATCCTGATGAAAAGGTTTATATATATCAATTAGGATTCGTTGATCATCGTGGATTTGTAAAACCACCTCGTTTAGAGAATATGACAATGAGACCTTCATTCTTCCAGTGGGAAGGTGCTAAATTTATGAGTACAGGAGATATTTTATCTCCAGCAGGTCATTCCGTATCTGAATATACTATTGAAGAATTTGATAGATATGGATTCAATTTAATGCAATTTTCCGCAAACGCTTACTCTGGTTGGGCGGATGATGGATATTCATTTAACATAGGTTATCCAACTATTAATAACTACTTAAGTCAATTGGAAGTTGATAATCTACCATCTGAATTTCAGGGTGGATTTGTTAGAAATGGTGGTGTAATCTACGCTAATACTAGATTGTTCCCTTCCTCTGGAGTTATTTCTATCGGAAAAGAGAAAATATATTATACTAATAAATTAATTGATCGTTTCTTAGGATGTCAACGTGGATATGAAGGTTCTATCATAGAAGAGCATCCTATAGGATCTTATCTAAGAAACGCCTGAATAAATTATATAAATAAACCAGATTCGTTTTAAACACAAGAGCACTTGCAATGGCAGCTATTATTTCAGAAAAATTTAGAATCTTCAATGCGAAGCAATTTCTAGAATCACTTGGTGAAGCGGAAGCAACCAATATGTATTTCTTCGTTGGAAGATCCTCAAAGTGGGATGTTTACATAGAATTATACAATATCAGTGGCACTTTCCAAGTAGGAGAAACCGTCTCTGGCGGTGGATGGACTGCAACAGTTGCAGAAGTACATGCTAACAGTTTACTCTGTTCTAACGTACTTCCTACTTCTACTACCACTCCCTCATGGGGAACTACCATTACTGGTGGTACTTCAACCGCAACTGGAGTGTCTAGTATATACAGATATGCTACGGAAGAAATTCCACCACTGCCTTTAGATAATCAAATTGAGAAACAATCAGTTTATAATGAGTTAATTGCTGCCAAACGAATCAACGCTGATGCTGCTCGTCTTGTTATCCCTCGTTACAACTGGAATACTCAGATCAATCCTAAGTTTGATATGTACCGTCCAAACTATTCAGCAACTCCTGCTGGTGGTGGATCTATAGGTATACAAACTGCTCTTGGAAATAATGGACTAACAAGTGCTAAATTCTATGTTATGAATAACACATACGAAGTCTTTAAGTGCTTGTATAATGGTGAATCACCTGCTAATCCAACTGGTGTTAATGTTGTAGACGAACCAAAGAGTAATCCCACTGCTGGTCAAGGTACATTTGCAAATGGAGTATTCACTTCCGAGAACGGAAACTATATTTGGAAGCATTTATTTACTTTACCTACAGGTGATGTACTTGCTTTCTTATCAACAGATTTCTTACCAATTGCAGCTTCAACTGAAGCATCAAGAACTCAGGTAGAAGGATTAGCAGTTGATGGTGCAGTTCATGTAGCAGTAGTTAAAGATGCTGGTGCTGGTCTTCCTGCAACAGATACTTATTATGCAAAGATTATTGGTGATGGTACAGGTGGAATAGTTAAGTTCACTACAGATGGATCTGGTTCTATAACTGGTGCTTCAATTCAAGCAGCAGGTAGTGGATATACTTATGGTAATGTGTTGTTAAAGCAAGGAAATGTATTTACTGATGCAGCTGCAACTGCTGCTGTAGGTACTGTTAGTGCTTCTTCAACAGGTTCCATAGAAGCAGTTATATCTCCTGAAGGAGGTCAAGGTTCTAATGCGGATGCAGAACTCTTTGGTAAGAGAGTGATGACAAATGTTAGATTGACTTATGATGAAGGTCAGGGTGATTTCCCTGTAGATAATGACTTCCGTAGGATTGGTATTATCCAAGATCCAACTAATTGGGGAACTACTGCTAAAGCAACAAGTCTAACAGTACGTGGTACTCATGTTGTAAAACTTAATAATGCTACAGCAGATTATGTTGCTGATGAAGTTATCTCACAAGCTAATGCAGGTGGTACATCTAAAGGTACTGTCGTATCTTGGGATTCTACAAATGGTATTTTGAAATACTATCAGTCTCCTGATGTTCATACCGTTGATGGTAAAGTAAATGCATTCGTAGCAGATGCTGCTGTTGCTGTAGTTGGTTACACTTCAACTGCTTCTGGAACTGTTGATACTGCATCTGGCACTGTAGGAACACCAGTTGTTGTTACCGATATTTCACTTGTAGAAGGTCTTTCAAATCCTGAAATTGAACCTAACTCTGGAGATATAGTATACATAGAGAACAGAAGACAAATTACTAGAGCTCCTGACCAGATAGAGGACATCAAGCTAGTAATTGAATTTTAATTCTACCCGAAAAACTAGAGACAAAGTGAGATGCCTCAGAAGACGAACCTTAACGTAGCTCCATACTACGATGATTTTGCACAAGATAAGAACTTCTACAAGGTGCTCTTTCGGCCTGGATATTCTATCCAAGCGAGGGAGTTAACCCAGTTACAGTCT